TGAGCCTACCGCAAAAGGCGCGACTGAGCCTACCGCAAAAGGCGCGACTGAGCCTACCGCAAAAGGCGCGACTGAGCCTACAGCAAAAGGCGCTGCTGAGCATACTGAGTATGATGAGCGGCTTAGTATGTTATTATATAAACATTATTATCTAAAAATATTAGATATTTTTATTCAATTAAGTACTTCGACTGCGACAACCGAAGGCGAAGGTGCGAGCAAAGGGGAGGAAGAGGATAGTGACGAAGAGGCAATTGATTCTGGTGATCCTTATTATGAAGTAGATAATGAAGAAATTAAGAAAATTTTAGCAAAATATATACTCGCAATGATTGATATGACATTGACATATAAAGAAACAATAAATTATAATAAAGAAACAATCATGAGTAAAATATTAAAAGCAAAAGAAAGCGAAAAACAAGAAATTACGGAAGGATTGGCGAACTTGACAGAAGATGAACGAGAGGTTGAAAACATATTAAAAAATAACAAACTTGAAAAATGGGGTGTTGGATTACAAAAAAGTTTAATTAGTTATGATAAAGACGCTTACGATGAAGAGAGAACGAACTATGAACAAAAATTATTAAAAAACATTGCGTTAAATAATATTGTTGGCATTAGCGATTCTAATAAAGATATTTATGCTCAAGACTTGGAGTATTTCACGAAGAGAGACGCTGAGAATGATGCGGAAGATAATGAAATTGAGTACCTTGGAGAAAACGATGATGAATTAGACTAATACGATTTAATAGTTCATGGTGATTGTATTGTCTTCGTTTCTTGTAATAGTATGTTCTGTAAATACATATATGTAATGTTGTAGCATGGCATGAACAATGGTATCAGTATCATTAAAGGGTTTTTTTTTGGGTCTATAATAATGATGGGCTCGATGTGTTCTAGGGGAATTCTGGGCTCGATGTGTTCTGGAGGAATTTTGGGTTCGATGTGTTCTAGGGGAATTTTGGGTTCGATGTGTTCTAGGGGAATTTTGGGTTCGATGTGTTCTAGGGGAATTCTGGGTTTGATGTGTTCTAGGGGAATGATGGGCTCTATGTCTTCTAGAGGATAATGGGGCTACAGAGGATAATGGGGCTACAGAGGATAACGGGGCTACATAGGATACCGGGGGTACATTACCAGTCATTGACACTTTTGAAGTTTGAGGGGCTCGCGTATACCACCATTTTTTTAAAAATGTTAGTGACGGAAAATTTTGTCCTCCTCCAGCAGAAAATGATTGATAAAGTAGTTGTTTTTTTATTAAAAACTTGTATAATGCGTCGATTGTAATTCTTTGAACAAAATATGATTTTTTATTAATATCCTTCATCTTTGTTTCCTTCATATATTTAGAGTCCTTTAATATTTCAGTAATACTATTAATAATACTATTAATTGAAATAAAAATTAATTTTTTGGTTTCTCTATATTTCCAATTAGCATTTTTTAATAATTTATTATTCGCATCATATATTTCTTTTTGAATTACTGGCATAGAGCAAAAATATACTCGTCGTTTTTTTTCAGCGGTTGGCTTGTTATAATTAATACCCCTAATATCAACATACATATCCCTAGTATCCATAACTTCAAATATTGTTGATGTTACTTTAATTGATTTTGATGATTCTTCGAATAATTCTGCTGCAGCTACTGCTGGTAAATTAAAATGTCCACCCCATTGGCCTCCGGGCATTGTAACGCAGCCAGCGCGGTCGTCGCGCGCATCTTCAAATAATACTACGCAATACCCATCTGTGGGATGTTTATGTAGTATGAACACATCTGCTGCTTCAAACTTATCTTTTGACATAGTAATGTTGATTATATAATAAAGTATAGAATAAAAATAATCAAACAATCCATTCATTTTATAAAAGTATAATATAAAGTATAAAGGATTAGAGGAGTTTAGAGGAGTTTAGAGGAGTATAGAATAAAATAGTTAAAAATTAAAATCTCTAAAATATTTTAGAGATTTTAATTATATATATATATATATATATATGGAATTTATAAAAAAAGATAAACAACCAGAAAATGAATTTTTTGAACAAGATGAATTTTTAGAACAAGATTATGAAGTCATAAAACAAGAACAAGAGTTGGAAGAAATAACAAGAGAATTTGAAGAAATAACAAGAGAATTAGAAGAAAAGAATAAAGAAAAAGTGGATGCGGAAAAAGAGAAGGCGGAGGTCGAGAACTATATAAAAATTCTTACTGAAAGATTAGCCACGAACAAGACCGAGGCGGCGGCGGCGGCGGCCGCGGTGGAAAATGCGAAGGCCGCGGCGGCGGCGGCGGCGGCCGCGGTGGAGGATGCGAAGGCTGCGGCGACGAGTGATCCGATAGCGGTGGCGACGGCGATGGATACGCTACGCAAGGCGAAGAATCTGGAGTGGGACTTGGAGGATGATGTGACGTCATTGCTGGCGATTAAGCAAAGAGCTGAAATGTTTCTGAATGAATGGACAAGAGATTTAAATTCTAAGAATAAAAGGGCAGTTAGGAAGGCGGCGGAGGTGGAAGAAGTATATCAGAGAAGGAAGGCGTATATCGAGCAAATGAATAAGATACGGGAAAAGTTATATCAAGCTGGAGGCAGGCGTTATAAATCAAAAAGACATAACAGAATTTCCAAAAGACATAACAGAATTTCCAAAAGACATAACAGAACTTCCAAAAGACATAACAGAACTTCCAAGAGACATAACAGAATTTCCAAAAGACATAAAGTGTCTGGTGTAAGCACCGCTAAAGTTCGCGTTTATGCCGTTAATTAAAATGGGTCTTTAGCTTCTATTAACCATTGAATACTTTTTTTATCTAAAATTCTTGTATTATTAAAATGTTTTTTTAATAATTCAACAATATTTACACTTTTTGGGCCTGGTAGGTCACATTTATAGACTTCGTCAGCAATACCTATATACACTAATCCATCTGGATTTAAGAGTTCTTTAATTTTATTCATTACATTAGTATATTGTAAATAAGGCATATTCCATAAAAAGCATGTAATTACATCAAATTTATTAGAATTATCCATTGTTAATAAATCTTGTTTTAAAAGTGTAATTTTTTTATTAACCCACATCTGATGAAAGCGTGATGAATCTATATCAATACCCAATACACTTGAGGCGCCAACTTTTACTAAATTTACACAATTTGCTCCATTTCTTGTTCCAATGTCTAAGCAACTTTTATTAATAAAATTACAACTATTTTTCAATAATTGATTATAAACTTCATAAGCATAATAATCATTAATCATTTTTTATAAAAAAAATATTTTAAATTTATATTATCAATTTTTTAGCAATTTGTATTATGATTTATGATTTCCACAATGTATTATAATAAATTTCACTTATTACTTCTATTAATTCCTTTGCTAATTTGTCTTCGTCAACATCAAAGAAGCAATGTATTTTATCAAGGATTAGCGAGGCTTTATCGTGTGGCCATAGTTCTCTATCTCCAGGCTCACGCAATAGTGTATTATACACATACGTTATTACAGGAATGTCTTCACACGTTATGCTAACTTTCTTTATATGTTCAATATAATCTTGAACAAAGGGCAAGTCGATCGTAAATAGTACATCCGTAAATCTTTCAGGATCTGTGTCCAGTTTATAGTTCAAATATTCAAGTATTAACGTTTCAGTTAGATAAGCATCATAAATTGTTGTTTTACATAGGGTTTTAAATTGATTTTCCATAAATGCTCCTGTCAATAGTTCAATCATAAGATGAGGTTCATAATTTGTTTTTTCAATTAGCATTTGCTTCTTTAGCATGGATTCTGGATTCTGGATTCTGGATTCTGGATTCTTGAGTATTATTTAAAACAAATTAAAAATCAATTTTTTATTTAAATGATTAAAACAAAGGTGTTCAATAAAAAATTAAGTTATAATTGTTTTATTCTTTTTAATAATAAAACAATCAAACAATCAAACAATAAATTAATTTTATAAAAGTATAGTATAAAAGTATAGTATAGTAGAATGAGTATAGAGAATAAAGACTTCATAAAACAAAATATCATTGGAATAACAATAATAGTATTTTTAATTGTTTATAGCATCTTTGTAATGATTCAACCTAGTTTTTTATTTACAAAGAATGGACAAATTAGACATTTTGGATTAGGTAAAAAAAATACAAGTATTATTCCTATATGGTTATTTGTAATCATAATTGTTATATTTGTATATATGACTATTTTATGGTATTTAAGATAGTGCGATATTAGTCTCCTGTTTGAATATAGGTTCTACCATTTGTAACATTTTCAGCATTTGTTTTTTCTACGGCTTGTTGATTTTCAGCATATCGTTTTTCAATATACTTAACACTATTTTTACATTCCGATTGAATGATCGAATTATAAGAAATAGAAATGGTTAATAAACCAGTTAATATATACCATATTATATTTGCTACTAAAAATTTAACTCGAATTAACTCTTGTAATGCTTCTAATTTAGGGTGATTATAATTGTTGGTATCTTCCTCTTGTGAAAAATCAGTAATGTCACTTTGAATTAAGTTTATTTTACGTAATTTTTCGATAAAATTAACAAATCCAGGACCCGCATTTGGTATTTCATTTATTAATACTGATTTATTAGATAAAATATTTTGTAATAGTTGGTTGACTTTGCTGGTTTCATCGTCTTCACCAGTATTTATTGGCGATGCTATTATGACGTCTGAAAATTTATAGTCTAATTTATACATACTAATAAGAAAGTAACCAAACGTATTTGAAAACGGCGCTAACCATCCTGGAAATACCGATAAAAATAAAAGTATGATACCAAATATCATTGTCCATGGAATAAAAGTATAAATAAATGCCATAAATATGCTTGCTTCCCCACATAGCTCTTTTGTTAAATTTATATTTAGCAAAAATTGACTAAATAAAATAGCGGATAAATAAATTTGAAACACTAAACTTTGATATTTTTCTTTAGTAAGAACTTCAAATATTAAAAACGCAAGTGTTAAGATTGAAAAAATAAAGAATGCAAGATTGGGACTGGATATATTTTGAAAGATAGCCATTTATAGATAGTAACTATTTTTTTTTTTGAGTATTTATTTATATTAATGGAACATACAAAACCTTTCTTAACTGAAACTATTAATAAATATTTAATTAAAAAATCATTAAGAGAAGTTAGAAATTTTAAAAATTATTATTTCACAATACTTATAAATATTACCTTGTGCATAGTATTTATTGGTAGTATAGCTCTCATTTTATATTATAGATATAAAGGTAAATTAACTCCAGAAGAAAAAGCAATCAAAGAAAAATTAAAAAAACAATATCTGTTTGAAAAATTACATAAAATTTCTTATGAAAAGAGTAAAGAACATAAAAATTTAATTACGGATTTACCGGTTATTTAAATCCTTTTATACTTTTATACTTTTATACTTTTATACTTTTATACTTTTAATTATTTTTCTTTTAGTACTTTAATGAATACTAGCACAAATGAGTTTGAATTTACAAGTGAATTTAATGATGCTTTAAAAACATTTTATTCTTATAAAAAAGACTATGAGAGTAAAATTAACAAAAAAATTAAAGAACTTGCAATTTCTAGTGAGCTTACAAAAGAAGAAAAAAGAAATAAATTTTTAAAACTTAAAAAAACCTGTATTGTTTGTGGTAAGCCCGGAGGATCTATTTTTATTCAAGATAAAAACAAATTAATTGCTAAATGCGGGAATCGAGAGTCTCCTTGTAAATTTAATATTGAATTAGAAAAATCGAGTTATTTAACAATCGCCGAGGTTCTCCATCAACAAACGGCAATAATAACAAGTTATAAAACGAGTATAATTAATAGTAAATTAGACTTTATACATGGATTAAAGAGCGAACAAGAAACAATTGATGCGTTTGAAGAACTTAAAACTAATTTAATCATGATTGTTAAATTATATCAATCCACATACAATCAATTTCTTACATTATATAATGTTGAAAATTTGCCATCGATAAGCATAGAAACCGATAAATTAATTGATTCCATTACATCATTAAAAAACATGATTAGCAGCTATGAGAGAACAAAGGATAAACAATTGATGGTCGAGGTAATGGATATTTATAAAGAAATTAAAACAATTAATAAAAAATTATTAGATTTAAAATATAAAATTACAGAGCTCGATACTAGTAGTATTAATACAATTCAGTTAGTACAAAAATCATACACAAATAAAGACCTTCAAATTCTTAATACGAATGATAAACGTGAAAATAAAATAATAGTATTTTATATAAATGATAAGTAAATACATTGATAGTAAAATTTTTTTTATTAGTTTAGCAATTGGTTTATTTTTTGTCTATATAAATCAACCCCCTCCTACCATCATTTATGTCTATCCCACTCCCAGCAATATAGATAAAATACAATATAAAGACAAAGTAGGCAATTGTTTTGAATTTGATACAGATGGCGTAACGTGTCCATCCGATGTGAATGATATTGCGATAGCACCAATTCAATAATCGATAGGATGATAAATAGATATGAATAAATATATATATTTATATACAAATATACAAATATATATATAAATATATATAAATGAAAAAATTAGCATTACAAAAAATAATTAATAGTTCTAAAGGTAAAATTCTTTTTTCTGTAATATTAGGATTTGGGATTGCGACTTTATTTAGAAAGGTTTGTAAGGATCGAAATTGTATTGTTTTTAGAGCACCATCCTTAGACACGATTGTAGATAAAACCTTTAAATTTGATAATAAATGTTATAAATATAAAGAAAAAAATGTTACGTGCAATCCATCAAAACAAATTTTAGAATTATAGATTATAGATTATAGACTTAGAATTTTGCGTATAGTATTCTATTATTATATATATTAATTTATATTATATATAATGTCAATCTCAAGTACTTTAATAGAACAACTACCAATACCTTCTTCCAATGCTTATACTCAAAATTCCTTAGCAACTTCGAATACGAATTCTTCGACTACGAATGACCAAATCAAAAATTATGGCGAACAATTAAATGCGGAACGCGCTGCCAATAATGCGCAGATCAATCCAATTGATTACACATCACAATTAACATCAGTATTAAAAGAAGCAAATGCCGTTGGTGCGACACTATTACCATCAAGAGATATTCCACAAAATACATTATCCATTCAAAATGATCAACAAATTAAACCAGATTATATTCCAGAGAAAGCAAATGATTATATTGGAGATATTTTAAATAAAGAAAAAATAATTAGCGACCAACAAAAAAAACAAAACACCTCTGATAATGTAGAATATATATTTCAGAGGATTCAGATGCCCTTACTCATTGGGCTATTGTATTTTATTTTTCAGCTGCCTTATGTAAGACAAAGTATTTTTGCAATGTTTCCAAATCTTTACTATAAGGATGGTTCTCAAAAATTGAGCGGGTACATTTTTAATAGTGTATTATTTTCATCGTTCTATGGATTTATTCTTGTCGCAATTAATTATTTAAATAAAGAATAAAGAATAAAGAATCAATTTCGTTACTATAGAAATCAAAATGTATAGGCCTAAGTTAATAGTATAGAATGTCAAATTTATTAGAGTGTTATATTCATTCATTAATTCATACAATTGAGAAACCGATTGCAAAAAATTATAATTTAGTCATTGATGGTGGAGGATTTAATGGTGCTTTTGTCGGCGGTTGTTTACATTATCTTTATGAACTTGAAAAACTTAAATTAATAACAATTAATAAAATCTCTGGATGTTCGATTGGAGCATTATTGGGATATATGTATCTAACAAATTCATTAGAATATTTACCAATTTATTATGAACGTCTTATTTCTAATTATCGTAACTATGGCAATTTAAAAGTTCTTAAAAAAATAATTATCGAACATGTTAAAAAAACAGATTATAGACTTATAAATAAAAAATTATTTATAACCTATTATAATATTAATACAAGGAAGCAATATGTTGTGTCCGAATATAATTCGGAAACAAAAATAATTAAATGTTTACTTAAATCTAGTTTTGTTCCATTTCTTATAAATGGAACACTTGGATATAAAGAAAAAAAAAAATTATATTGTGACGGATTCTCGCCTTATATATTTAATTTTAACAGAAAAAATACTATTTTTATCTCACTTATAACCTTTAAATTCTTAAAACATTCGTTTTATACTTATAATGATGTAACTATTTGGGAGAAACTATTAGATGGTATAAAAGATATTCATTTGTTTTTTAGTAATGGTATGGCTTCTACAAAGTATTGTAGTTTAATTAATCAATGGAGTTATTGTAATTTTATTAAATTTACATTTAGAGAGATATTTATAAAAGTATGTGTAAAAGTATTACAATCTACGAATTCTATTAAGATGCAATATTGGTTTAAAGATTTTTATAAACTTTTTTTAAAAAATATACATTCTTATAAAATTTAATCATAAAATTATTTTTTCTTTGCTGACTTTGCTGACTTTGCTGACTTTGCTGACTTTGCTGACTTTGCTGACTTTGCTGACTTTGCTGACTTTGCTGACTTTGCTGACTTTGCTGACTTTTTAGTAGACTTTTTAGTAGACTTTTTAGACTTTGTAGGCAGAATTGTTTTGAAACATTTATTTCGTCTTCCTGGTATGTATCTAAAAAAATATCGATTAAATTCATCGCCGCATTTTTTCTTTTTAAGTTCATTGTATAAAAATGATTTTTTAGCTCTAATATTTTGTAATGTATCTTGCGTTCCATAACATTTTGTTGAAAACCGCTTTAGCAATCCTTTTTGATTTAGTCTATTTTGAATTTGAATATCATATATATTTTGACAAATACACATAATGCGATTCGTATCATAATTTTTTTTATTACTATATAAAAATGCAAAATAGAAACTTAACATGGTATCAATACTCGCAATATTTACGTATTTATTTTTTATAGAAATACTATTATAACTATGACATGCGGTTGTTTCATATAAAAATATATAACTTTGATTGTCTACAATAATTTCATAGTGCTCTGGTATTAATTCGCCAATACGATTATATTGTAGAATATCAATATTTAATATATTATTTTTTAATAATTCATTTTTAATAATGTTAGCAGATTTGAATGGATCCATTGATAATACATCAAAATCTGGAAATAGAGTGTTGTGTTTATAACGTTTAGAAGTATTTATATATTTGTTATATTGAAACAGCGCATACGCTCCAAAAATTACAAGTTTTTCGGCAATTATGCAGTTTAATATGATAGTAAAGATTGTTTTATTTTTACCACTATTATTACTAATAATATTATTAATATCACAATAAGGTGTCTTAATTGGAAAATATATATTTAGTAATACTAATCGTTTCCAAATTTTTTCCCATCGTGTGACATCCCCATCTGGCCTAGACAATTCTAAATACGCAGACATTCTTAAAAAATTTGGAGGCGCATAATATATATTTTTTTTAATAATAGAATTTTTCTGTAAAATGTCAAACAAAAATTTATCCATATAAGTAATGTCCGCAACCGATATAAAATTTACATAAAGTTTATAGGTTCCTGTATGAACTCCGGCTTTTGCTTCTACTTCTTCAAACCCATTTGAAAAAAAAATATCAGACAATTCTTTTGCGTCATTCATAGCGTGCGGAGAAAAAAAATCATAATCGGGATAATCAAGCTCAATATCATAAAATTGTTCTTTTTTTGGTAAAATATTATTAATTGCGATCCCTCCATAACAAATTAATTTTTTATCTTTTATGAATTTTTCAACAATTTGAAAGATTTTTTCCATTGTGGGAGACTGCATCTTAATTTTATGTTTTTTCTCAGCAATTTCTACGGCATTGCGTAATAGCAGCACTTCTTTTTCTAATAACCTTGATTTTTTAATTGGTTTGTTATTGATAGAACGTCTAGAACGTTTGGAACGTCTAGAACGTTTGGAACGTTTGGAACGTTTGGAATGTTTAGAACGTTTGGAAGAACGTTTGGAACGTCTAGAACGTTTGGAATGTTTAGAACGTTTGGAAGAACGTCTCAGTTGTCTGGATTTTCTGGATTTTCTGGATTGCCTGGATTGCCTGGATTGTCTGGATTGCCTGGATTGTCTGGATTTTCTTGCTTTACGATAGGTATTATTTTTTTTATATTTATTTATCTTCATTATATTAATGATTAGATAATTAATTCATGGTGAAAGAATGAAAGAAAGAATGAAAGAAAGAATGAAAGAAAGAATGAAAGAAAGAATGAAAAGAAAGAATGAAAAGAATGAATTATATGTCAAAAACAAAATATGGCGTACTGATTGTCCGATCGCCACATTGATATTCTTCAGTTAATGGGTCTGGTATAGTTACTGTTACAGGAACGTATCTTAACTTAGCAGGCTTCAATACAAATGCCGATTTGTTTTGTTCAAAAAAATCATTATAATATGCTAAATTACTATCAATTTTTTGAAATGACATAGCAACCATTTGACATCCATACTCTCTTGCTTCATTAAAATCAGGATTTGAATAATTGGGAATAAGGTCGGGCAAGACAATGCTCATTTTTTGTTTATTATAATTTGTTAAGTCAGCATCTTGAAGAAATAAAACATCTTGATATCTTAATTTTTTCATAAATGGTGCGCTGCTTGCTAAGTTAATGTATTCATCTAACTTTGTTTTTTGATACAATGGATTGCTGGCATCTGCAATAATTATAATTTTTCCTAAAAATGTTTTAATTGGAAGAGCCCCTAAATTCTGTCCACCTAATTCAAAACTATAGTCAACCCCTAAGATTCTTGAATTTAAAATTTCACTGATTTGTTTTGCTAAGGTTTCATAGATTTTAGTATTTGTACTTAATATTCTTAAATGTAAAATTAATGGGTCATTTGGATTGGGGCAATGAGAACTAGAAAACGCGGTATTTATAATTGTATTAAATACGTCATTTGTTGGTATACTATTATAAGACTCTTTGATAGTATACGTATCCACGGAAGATACTGCGACGGCTGGACTATTATTAATTGAATAAATTTGGAAATCAAGACACCGCACTCCTTGTTCAATACAAGTTTTTAAAGCACATAAACCAACAAAATCGGATTTAATGCTTCCGCCAGCACAGCAATTGTATGCGGTTTTAATATAATAATCTCTTAATAAAAAAGTTGAATTACTATCAACATTATAGTGAGTCGGTTTTGTTTTATAGACATTTTTTAACACTTCACAATTTTGGTTATTAAGTGAAATTTTATATCGTAGATAAAGAGAAATACACAAAATTATAATTAACATTATCGCAATCGCATAAAGCTCAACTTGCATATTTGGATTTTTTATAAAGGTTGTAATTGTCTCTATAGGATTTTGAACATTCATTATTCTATACTATATAATAATAAATAATACTATATAATAATAAATAATACTATATAATAATAAATAATAATTACTACTATTAATGGGGGGAGGTCTATTAAATTTAATTGCGAGCGGCGAATTAAATGGCGTCTTAAATGGCAATCCAAAAAAAACATTTTTTAAGACCACGTATTCAAAGCATACGAATTTTGAATTACAAAGATTTCAAATTGCGTATAGTTTTGAAAATTCACTTTCGTTAGTTACCGATTCCTTATTTAAATTTACAATTTCAAACATTGGTGATTTATTAATGGACACCTTTTTTTCATTCACATTACCAGATATCTATAGTCCAATTTATACAATACCAATTCCTTATGAACGTTCAACCGGCGGTCACTATAAACCAGTAGAAGATATCTCTGGATTAATATATTGCCAGCCTTATGAGTTCAGATGGATTGAAAATGTTGGAGTTCAATTCATTAAAAAAGTTACCTATTTAATTGATGGACGGCCAATTCAAGAATATTCGGGTCAATATCTATATTGTAAATCAAAACGAGATTTATCAAGTGAAAAATTAGAATTATTTAATACTATGATTGGAAATTCGAAAGAATTTGTTGAGCCAGAAATGTTTAATAATAACAATGGAAATTATCCTTCTGTATCATGGGGTGGATTAAATGAAAGCCATTATCCAAACGGATTAGAGCCGTCAATACGCGGAAAGCGCATCTTTGTGCCGTTATATCTTTGGGAAACCTTTTCAAGTTATCAAAGTTTCCCATTATTATTATTACAATATTCAAAATTAGAAATACACATTGAATGTCGACCAATTTGTGAATTGTTTAAAGTGAGAGATTTAAATTATTTTGAGTCATGGGTTAATAAACTATGTCCAACCACTCAATTGCCCAAAGACATAACCACCACGTTTCAGTATTATGACCCTCCCTTTATAAAGCCAGATTTAAGCGATGAAAGATACAACCTATTATTTTTTTTAAAGCCTCCACCGCCAAATTCATTTTGCTTAGGAGATCTAAGTTATAATCTCCTTCCAGAGTTAACCGCCCGCGAAAACATACAAAAAGTATTTAAAGAACTAAGTACTAAGTATTATTCAAAACTTCCTAATTTTGGGTTTGAAAACATTAGTTTATATTCAACCATTGCATTTTTATCAGAAGACGAACGAAGATATATGAGCGAACAATCACAAAACTATTTAGTTAAAAAAGTATTTGAACGAACAATCTACAATGTTCAAGGAGTTAGAAAAGAAGAAACAAGCTCTTATGGTATGATTGTCTCATGGATGTGGTTTTTTCAGAGAACGGACGTGGTATTAAGAAATGAATGGTCTAATTATTCAAATTGGCTATATAACAATAAAATGCCATATCCTTGTATACTATCATTCGATTTACCGCATAGTTTGTCAAATGTAACGATTCCTTATATCACTCCACAAAACAAAAAATATTCAATTACGAATTTAGCTCCCGGTCTTCACTATATTAGCGGTCCAACTCATCCAGCAAATGAAAAAAATATTATGCTTAACTGGGGGTTATATTGTAATGAATTGACACGCGAAGAAGTATTGCCTTATGGGATCAATGCTTATATAGAAAACTATTTAAAAATAGAAGGCGACCCAGAGGATGGAATTTATTGTTATAATTTTAATATTGAACCTCACTCTACATTAAATCCGTCGGGAGCAATGAACATGATGAAATTTAATGAAATTACTTTTGAGTTTACAACCATTGACCCATATAGAGAAAGGATACCGATGCCTGTAACAAGTGAAAGTATTGTCTATGGCAATGATGGGTCGCCTCAAGAAGAAACACGTCATTGTATTCACGATTCACTCTATAAAGAGTTTGAGTATAATTATAATTTACATATCATGGAAGAACGATATAATATTTTACAATTTTCAAATGGCATTGTGAATTATTTATTTACAAATTAAACGCAGTTAAAGAATTCAAAGAATTCAAAGAATTCAAAGAATTCAAAGAATTTAAAGAAAAAAAGTAAACATATACATAGTATATATATATATATGGGAGCAGGGTTTTTAAATATTTTGTCAGAAAGCGATGAGGATATTATATTAGTTGGAAATCCAAGTAAAACATTTTTTAAAAAGACCATCCTATCACACACAAATTTCGGAAAACAAAAATTTCGGATTGACTTTGAAGGTAATACGAGGTTAAACTATACAACTCCAACATTGTATAACTTTAAAATACCGAGATATGGAGACTTACTACAAGAAGTTTTTTTTTCGTTTACCTTACCAAATATTTGGAGTCCACTCATTGCGTTTGGAGGAACACCCATGGTGATTTGTTCTTTGTGTCGAACAAATATAACCACAAACTATGATTCGTTTTTTTCGGATGAAACAACTCCCTCGCAACCCATCACAAGATGTGGATTGTGTGATTGTTCTTGTAATAGTCCTAGTAATTATTCTACCTATAATTTTTCTAGTTCAACAAATTTAGGTGCTAAGATTATAAATCGAGTATATCCATTAGAGTTCAAATGGATTGAGAATATTGGGGTTCAAGTGATTCGATCCGTAAGAGTATTGTCTAATAATTCAATCCTTCAAGAATTTAGCGGTCAGTATTTATTAAATATGGTTTATAGGGATTTTACAGACAATCAAAAAAAAATACTTCATAAAATGATCGGTAATGTGCCAGAATTAAATGATCCAGCACATTATTCAAATAGAAATGGAAATTATCCAAATGCGGCTTATTTTGGGTCTCTCAACTCAATGTCCTATGGACTAGAGCCGTCAATCAGAGAAAGACAACTTTTAATTCCAATCAATTTATGGTCTACTTTAAATCATAAAACGCCTATTCCTTTAGTCGCCATGCAGTATAGCGAATTACGGGTCGAAATAGAACTACGGCCAGTCAATGAATGGTGGGTAATTAAAAATGTAATTAACGAAGCAAGTATTGAGATTAATGCGAATGCTCAATTAGGAAAGACCATAAATGCGAACCCCGCATATAGTCAAAATGAATTAACAAATTTATTTGCCATACTGCATAATACTTATAGTGCGCCAAATTGTAACAAGGAAATTTACAATTTGAAACTATTTCTTAAAGAACCACCAAGAAAAAATATAGTGGATAAAGAAGCGGACATGGATGGTAGTTTAATCTCCGAAATTGGAGCCTTAGTCTATCCCTTAACAAGTAACAAGGTAGTAGAAACTCACTATAAAGACGTACCAAGTCCTTGGTTCGCAGATGTTCATTTAATTGGGTGTTATACATTTTTAACAAATGAAGAACAACTCTTTTTCTCTCAAACAAGTCATTCTTATTTAATAAAAGAAGTTCATGAACAAACATTTAATGATTTAATTGGCGGAAGTCATTTTACAAACATTAAAACAAGTGGATTAGTCATTTCATGGATGTGGTTTTTTCAGAGGTCTGATGTAAAGTATCGAAATGAATGGTCAAATTATTCAAATTACAATTATAATCATGGCAATGCAGAAGTAATGAGTTTATATGGAATTACGGATCT